GCGGCACTTTGTATGTGCGGGTATCGGCAACTTTTCGCCTACCCTATATTCGGTTTCGTGTAGTTTGCCGCATATCTTACAAAGGCGTTCATCTTCCTTAGCCCATACTTGTACCTTTTCTATTCCCGCGTCCTTATATCGCTGTTCTGCTGCGGTAGTCTGTATGTGTGCCATTTCAGTCCTAACTAATGCGTCAGCCCTGTTATATGACACGTTAAATTCTTCCATCAATCTATTTTTGAGTTTGTCAGGATTAACACCCGCTATCACGCTTTCGGTTAATCCCTCATTCAATGCCTGTTGGAGTTTATCTGTATTCTTCCATATACGATTGCTCCAACTCTGCCCATCAGCACACCATATAGCATTTATTAGTTGCTGTGCCTGTTGGGTATCAATATGGGTAAAAGCCCCGCCGCCGGGTATGGCTACATTTTTGTATATTGTTTGCCATAGTTCCATAAAATTTCGGCTATATAACTTTTCCTGCTTTGCCCCCAACTTTTCTAATTCGTGTGCTAATTGCCCTTGTAGTTTCCAATAGGTATCTAACTTATATAAGTCTGCGGGAGTTGGTTCGCGTCCCATATTCATAGCACTATCAGCCACACGGTTATATGTATCTTCAAATAGCCGTATAACTGTTTTCATTGTGTGCGAATAGTATTTCTTTAACTGCTTTTCTGTTGCTTCTATTCCCTTATCAGTTAGGGCATTCTGTGCCTTTGCTTGTCTATCATACCAATATTCACTCATTAGGCTACTTCCTCAGTATCATTAAAGCCGCTGCCGCCGAAACTATATAAATCCATATTCTTTTGTTTCTGTTCCTCTACGGCTTCAAGTTCTGCGGCTACATCGGGTATAAAGTCTAACTGCCCCAATAGGGTAGCATCGCTTACCGTTCCCTTTAATGAGTTGATAAGGTTAATAGTTGCGGTTACATCCTCAGGGATATTACGCTTAAACTCAATATTAATATCTCTAAATACTTCTTCACCCAATTTAAGAGAAGCAATACCACATATAATTTCTATGCGTCTTTGTAGGGCTTTCTTCATCGCGGCTTCTATAATACCCGCTCTATTTTCCATACCTGTTAGGCGGTATCTAATGGCTACGCCGCTACTAACGCCGCCTACAAATGTTTCGCTTGAAAAGTCGGGGCATTGGGCTACCCTATAAATACTATCGTGTATGCGTTTTAAGATGTTTTCTACCTGTGCGTCATTGGCGTTTTTAGTTAGCCATTGTGCGGCTGCTCCATCAGGCGGCAAGATAATAACGCGGTTTTCCTTCATCACCTGTAAATCTTCTTTATCAGCATCAACGCCCGTTAAGACTAAGTAAGCATCGCAAAAGGCTGAAAAATCGTCTATTTCGCTGCTTAATATCTCGTTTGCGGCATCCTGTAAGCCCATCACACAATCATAAATACTTTTTTCATCGGGTAAGCATAAGATATTTGCGGGACATTGGCTAAAATAATGCGGTTCTTCACTCATAAGCATTAAATTACCGCTTAATCCCGTCATTTGATAATGTTTAACGCTGCTGCTGCTATATACATCTACCGCGTATGTGTCGCTTTCATCCCATTCATTTACCGGGTAATAACGCACAAAATAAAGTAAATCGCCCGTTAGGCTATCATCACATACACCGAAACATTGAGTAGGGTTAATGGTTCTAAATCGGGTTTGCCCTGCCGCGTCAATATACATCAACTCAGCACCTACGCCATATACTAACGCATCCAATAGCAAGGAAGCATCTGCCGCCGTATAGTCATTGTATTTAAGTATATTCATAACTTCTTCTATGTCATTATCACTTAAATAACTTATATAGCCGGGAGTTGCCATATAACCCGCGTAGGCATCGGCAATGTTTTTACAATAATTAGTTACTGTGCGGGAACAGGGTTTATCTGCGTCCGCGTAGGTTTTACTTAGTATTGCTTGCTTTCCGTCATAATAGTTTTTATTTCTTTGTAACTGCGGCAGAACGTTTAAGTTAAAGCGGTTAAGCATTTTATGTAATAGTTCTGCCGTTAGTTCTGTATTGTTATTTATATAAAACATTCGTATTTCTTCACCTACCTTTACCCAATGGCTATATAATAATATGATGTTGCGTCTATTTGATATGTTTGTGATGTTGATGTGTATTCTGCTCTTTTTAATATAAATCCATCGTTATTCATTTCTACTTCATATAGTATATTTCCTCCTGCGTTATTTACTGATGTTGTTACGCTTGTTGTTGTTGAACCCATACCCATAGATAAATGTTTTACAAGTTCGTTTTCTTGTTTAATTATTGCCATTAAATAGTATTTATTTTTATTTGATGTGCTATTTGATACTGTTTTTGAACCATTTCTTATTATACTTACTATACTCGGCTTAAAGCCTAACCCGCTTACCGTTGCGGCTACTGCGTTTGCGGCTGATACTGTGGTTGATACACTAAATGTTCCCGTTGCCACTTGATAACCGCTGCTTTCCCCGCCGCCGCTTCCCGCATTAGGTAGGGCATTTACCATATCTAAAAGGGCTTCTAAGCCCGTTGTGTTGTTTTCTAACTGTGACATATTAGCCCTCCTTTAACCGCATATATATGCGTTATTGCCTGTTATTTTTACTATCAGTATATACGCACTTGTGCCTTCATCTTGATACGCTGTTATTAATTCTGCGTTTTCCCATTCATCTACAAAATCATCAGCGTCACTATCAGCACCCACTAACACAATGCTATATCCTTTTATTGCTTGTATTATGTGTTCTCCTTCTTCCATATATATTGATTCATATTTAGGCGTTACTGCTCCATTTTCGTATTTATTATATACAAAACTATTTATCATACCTAAATGATTTATTGATACATTTACATTTTCTAACGCTACTCCCCCGCCCCCTGCGGCTTTGCCGTCTAAGGCGGTTGTTATCTGCTCTATTAGGCTTTTCTGCGTTGCTACTTCATTCGTAATACGGTTAATCTCTGTATTTACGCTCATACCTTAGCCCCCTTAAATAGCGGCTAAGGCGTTTTCTATATCATTGGTTAGGCTAACTGTGCCGCTGCCGCTATGGTATCCAACAGGGACGGTATAAGCGGTAGTAGTTAAACCATCAATAGTAGCGGCAATAGCCCCGTTATTCTTCATAGTTCCTTCTACCTTTTCGCCCGTTGCGGTTACAATATACTTATCTTCTAAGACATTCGCCGCAGTTGCGGTTACGCCGCTTACATCTTGATATTTATCAGGGATTGCGGCTACCGTTACCTTAGATAGCACTTTACCCGCAGTTGGGGTAATGTTTTGTTCGCTCTTGGTAGGCGTTGCGGTTTTAGTTTCAAGCACTAAATTAACCTTGCCGCTGCCGCTATGATAGCCCTTAGGGATAGTGTAAGTGATGGTAGTTACATCAAGGGTTTTATTAACTGCTCCGTTATTCACCATTTCACCACTTGTTACTGTGCCGTCTGCGGTTACAATAACCTTTCCTGTTAGCACGTCTGCGGCTGCTGCGGTTACGCTGCTTGTGTCTTGGTAGGCTTCCGGGATAGCATTAACGGTAACACCGGATAAGCCATAAAAGCCGCTATCAGGTGCTATATTCTGCTGCTTCTTGGTTGGGGTTGCGGTTTTTGCCTGTAAGGTATAATTACCGCCGCCGCTAACGCCGCTAACTGTGCCGTTTCCGTTGTGGTAGCCCTTAGGAATGGTATAGGTGTCTCCCTCTTGAACCGTAATGCTTACAGCACCTTGATTAACAATACCTTCAATAGCATCAGCCAACTTGTTTAATTTATCGCTGCTTGCTGCCATTCCTAACTCTACTAACTTATTTCTTATTGTGTTTCTATCTGCTTCAATAGATGATATATAGGTTGCTACACTCATTGTTTATAGTCCCCCTTTAAATAGTCTTTAATAGTGCTTCTATATTTCCAACAGTTACATAAACGCCCGCAGATGTGATAGGTAAGGTGTTATCTTGTTCCATATCGTTAGTAGTATTTACTTTTAACTGCCCCTCTGCGGATAAAGTTAATGTTTCATCTGTTGTAATTAAGCCGTTAATATCAATAGGGTTTTCGTCCATATATAGGCTAACTGCCGTGTTTATTGCGTCTTGGCTTATGCCGTTCTTTTCTATTTCGTCTATGCGGCTTTCAAGGTTTTCATACTTGAATACCTCAGTTTCCGTATAAACATAATCACTTGGCTTTGTGCGTCTTTCAACCTGTATAACTCTTTCGTGCCTTACGCATTCTTCACAAACCGCGTAAGCCTTTATTGCTAAGTAGGTTGTTAGTAAGATATTAGGCACATCTGCCACCATTACCCCATTGTATTCATATAATTCACATACAAAAACCGTGCCTGTGCCGTTATCAAAATGAACTTGTATAACTTCTTTATCATCTACGATAACTTTTTGGTTTATGTCCCATTGATACAGGTGTTGTTTGTTTCCGTATATCTCTAACAATTCTTTCACCCCTTTATATAGAGAATGCCGCCTTGTTAAGCGTTTTTAGTTTTGTGCTTGTGTAAATATCGCTATAAGCGTATCTTAGCCCGTCTATGGCGTGGGAAAATTCGTGTGTTGTTTCCTCTGTGTATTCTCCCGTTTGTTTGCTCTTGATATAACTGAAATTAGATAATTCCATTATCATATTCTTACAAGAGGGATGAACCACAATAAGCATATCTTGTAGGAACATAAGCCCCGCCTTAACGCTATCCCTGCCCTTAGCACATCCAACAGCATTAAGCCCTTCATTGCGGAAATATTGGATACTACGCGGCTCAGCACTATCTACATAGATTTTAGTTTTCCCTACATTCATTGCCTTAGCCGCTGCCGCTATTTCGTTTAGTTGGCTACCGCTTTTATAGTATTCATCAAACACATAAATAGTTTTATTTTCCTTGTCGAATAGGCTTAGGATTATTGCGGTTTTGTCTATAAATCCTATATCCATTCCATACCTTAACTCATAGCCTTTTGCGGCAAGTGCCATAGCATCAAATGCCTGTTCCCGCCAATTGGTAATAACTAACCCCTCAGCATCTACGCCATATTCGCCATCACAGAAAACACGGGCTTTTGCCGGGTTGCGGGTATATAGTTCCTCTAATTCTGCGATATACTCAGCGTTTAAGAATGGATTATCCTTGTATGTGCTATGGCTTATTACAAAGGATGTAGGCGGGTTTATCTCGCAAAAGTCGTATAACCAATGGTTTTTGCTGATTGGATTGAATGCCATTATGATTTGTTGGTTTGGTGTGCTGCCGCGTAAGCGTAGGTTTAACTGTTCTACTATTGGCTTAGGAACTTCAAAGGCTTCCTCAATAAAAATAACCCCTACCCCGTTTAGGGATAAGAGTTTTGTTTCTTCATCAAGCCCCATAAATATTATTTCGCTACCATTGGGAAACTTTATATTAAAGTCTGTTTCTCTTATCTTCACATAGGGCATTAGTTGCCATTTGGTTAGTATTTCTTTGAATAGAGAAAAACAGGTATTTCTTATTGTGCTTCCATATCTGCGGCAAACCAATACTTTTACCTTTTCGCGGCAAGCCCTTACTACTATCTTTTGTGTTATGAAGTATGATTTAGCACTTCCCGCACTACCCTTATATACTTCCCATCTATGGGTATAGTCCAACAGGTAAGGATAAAACTTAGGCACAAACAAGCCCTTATTTAATTTTAGGTTTATCTGTGCCATAGTTCCACCTAATCCCTATTTGCCGCCATACAGCACACATCATATATCAGCACAAATAACGCTCCTACGCATACGCCAATAAAAAATAATGCTGTTTCCATCAATAACGCCCCTTTTCGTTAGGAATACAATAAAACCGAATATAGTATGTTTCCAATAGCATATGTAAATCTTTCGTTATGAAATAATACGCGGCTGTTGGTGTATCAAATGCGGGAATACATCCACGCTCCCACAAATAATTTATTAGCCTATCACTTTTAATACATATCATTTCTATCATTCCTCAATAGAGATATTTATTTCTGTATTAACGTCCGCTTCTATCTTTTGTGTTTGTATTCCTAATTGCTTACCTAACAAATCAAGTGCTTTTAGTTGTTGGGTAGGCGTATAGTATTCATCATTCTTTGCGGCGAATGCTATTTCCGCTAACTTTAAGCCTACCTTTTCCGCGTTGATACATGCCGCGTTCCACGCTTCCCTCTGTAATTGCTCTATGTATTCTTTCACCTGTGGGCGGCGTATGGTGCGGCAACTCTGTGCGGCTGCTGTGCTGTATTCACAACCGTATGCTTTTTCATAGGCTCTTACCGCACTATAATTCTCTAATGCGTAAAGTTCGCAAAATGCCTTTTCTTTTCTTGTTAAACCCGCTTTTCTTGACATACTATTCACCTCCCATACAAAAGGGAGAAGGCATACTTGCCCCCTCCCATAGTTATATTATTATAAAGTATTTTATTTTTCAATCTTTAAAAAAGAGTTGGTATAACCAACTACCAATAAAGAAACCCCATACCCACGGCGGCACAAATTCCATCTAAGCCAATATCCAACATACTGCTAACCACATTACCAATCATAGCCCCCAATCTTTAAGCAGAAATAACTGCTATACTCTTTTAACTTGCTGATAGGCACTAAATAGCCGCGTGAAAAGTCGCTATTACTTTGCCGATAATCATTATTCCAACAATGCTTTATAAGTTCGTCACGCCTTATTATATGTGCTTCCCGCTTATCCTCTTGAACGAAACATAGATAATCTGCTTCACAATACTAAATCCAACCATCGCCGCCCCGCTTAACATTGTTGCGGTTATAGGTTTCAATAAATACATTGCCTGTATAATTGCTCTTTATGTCGTTTTTAACTTCCATTGTGATTGATACGCCTTTTTTATCAGTTAGGCGTAAATCTATATCTAAGTCTTGATATTCTTCTATATTGCTTAAATCTTCTACCGTGTGCCCCCGTGCGGCTATTGCGTCTTTTACTAACTTTTCGCCGCGTTTTCCAATAGCCAAATCATCATAAAACATTTGTTTTTCCTCCTGTTCTCTTATGCCCTTTTTCGCTCCAATACAAAAGGGGTTAGCCTTGTATCGCTACAATGCTAACCCCCTAAGAGAAAGGAAGGAAAAAGGCTGTAAAGTTTATCTTTACATTCTTCTATGAAATTCGTAGGCACTTAATTTAACTACGCTGCCCTTGCGTAGGATATCCTTATACTGCTTGCCGCAGTTGGTAGGAACAAAAGGAATTGAACCTTAATTCAGTAGTTTATAAGACTACCGCACTAACCGTTGTGCTATGTTCCCATATAGCAGGGTTGCCCCTGCTTATCTATTCATATTGCCATAATGTAAGGGTAAAAGTTTCTCTGTTTCTTCTATCCCTTCTTGTTCTATTGTTTCCCATTTATCAACCAATGTTCTATACATTCCATCAGCATAACATAAGTTCTGTATTAGGTTGAATGTAGTTAATAATGCTTCATCTTCTTCATTGGTTCTTAGGTTTTCAATAGTCCAATAGAGAAGTTGTAATTTTCTTTCAGCATTTAAGTTTCTTTCAAATTCACTTAACATAATTTTTTTCCTCCATTCTCAATATGTGAAGGGTAGCCCCTTCACTATATTATAAAATCTATGTATTATTAACTTACCTGTTTTGCCCTGCGGTTTTCAAAAATTTTTTCAATACGGGCAGGGATTACATACTTGCTATTACATTCATCGCAGCAATAGCCATCCGCATAGGGTGCGGCATTGTTATTAGGATTGTCATTGCCGCAAATACAGCATACTTCATCATCTCTAATATATTCAGCCTTCATACTATTATCGCCGTATTCATAAGAACAGTATTCATTTTCATAGTTCATATATTCCAATACCTTACTCATACCATATTTAGCCTTGCTAATTGCTTCTTCTTCACTATCGGCATACACGCTAACAAAGTCGGACATAGTAGTAACAACATTAATAATATACTTATTCATAATTCTTTTTTCCTTTCTCTTATCGTGCGTAATACTTATAAGTTCCATCTACCTTATAATATCCTACTGCGTCTGCTCTTTTGATAGTATAACCGCCGCCCGAATACTCTACATCCTTATTAAGGTTTTCATAGTTAATATTATATTCTATTTCATCTGTCATAGCATTCTTTGCCATTTCTACGGCATCTTCTCTTGTTTCTGCTTTTACTTCAAAAGTTTCTTGTAGCATAATTTCAACAACAACACTAAACTTTTTCATATTAGTCTTTTCCTTTCTCTTGTCGGGGCTTGTTGCCCTTGCTTCATCTTACTCTATTATTATATCAAAAATTTTTGAAAATTTCAAATTTTGACGGCAAGGGCTAACCCTCTTGATACCCCGTGCCTACCTAATGCGGCATACAGGGAGGGAGACGCGAACCGCCGCCCCTTCACCCTATAAGTTTTTATTGAGGGTATGCGGTAAGTAGTTTTTTTCTTATGACTAAAATTTTTTTCTCGCTCCAATAGCAAGAGAAGGAATAACTGCGGCAACACGCATTTTTTTATGATTTATCAATTTTCACGCTATCACGTCATTTTTATAGTTATTAGCAATAAAAATACGGCTCTTAAATATATAATAAAATAAAATAACTTTGTTTATCTTGATGTATAGAAAAAGGGTATCCTTGTGTAAAATTATTTCCCGGTAGCCAATAATTTTTTTACACGCTGATACCCGCTTTCTTTTTGTATGCGATTATTGCTTATTATAACGCCATTGCCGCGTCTTTTCAATTGTTTCACGTGAAACATTTACTTCCTTTACTTCTCTTTACTATTGGTTTATTAGCCGTCCCCATTTATGGGGCGGCTATAAGGTATATTACATATAGGTTTGAGCGTAGCGAAAAACCGTATATGTAATATACCGCTACTCCCCCCGTGTTTCCCTCTTTATATATAAAAATTCTTGTTATATGATTTTCCTACTTTGCCCAACGCTATTAAAAATTTTTTCTTGTTTTACCAAATGATACATTGTATTATGTTTCCAATAGGCGTATTATGTTGCCGTGCCGCATCGTCTATAACGCCTGTGTGATAGGAATTGCTTTGTCGCTGTTATATGTTCTTTGCGGCACACATTAAAAGAAAGGCGGTATATTTCTATGGACGCTACTAAGTTGATTAATATTAACGACAAGGAACAGATTAAGCACTTGAATTTTGATGCTCTCTACGATGATGCCGAAACCCGTGGGGACGTTGATGCCCTTAAATACCTGTTGGAACGTGCTAAGATGGCAGAAACCCGCACTTCTAAGAAGGGTAAGGAGTTTGTGGTTGGTGCTTCTTTCATCATCACCCGCAATGAATACCTTGAAAAGTTCCTCGGTTGGAAGCCCGCCGAACCCGAACCTAAGGTAACTTTCTCTCAGGCTCAGGCTGCCCGTATGGCTAAGATTGGCAAGGCTCTTAAAGCCCTTGAAAAGGCTGCTAAGTAAGGGGTTTCTGCTTTATGCTTGATAAGGCTATAATTGCGGCTCTACGCTGCGAATACTACCGCAAGTATGGTAAAAAGCCTACCCGCGAGTTTGCCTTTTGGCGGTTTGCTGCTGAGTATCTCGCCACACTTTGCCACGAATTAGACGATGATGGCTATTTTGATACTATCCATAGCGTTTTTGATAGGGATGTTGATTTAATAGCCCATCTCTACCCTGCTGAGTTTGAAGCCATTAAGGCTGATGAAGATTTGGCAGATATCTACCTTTCTGCTGATGATGAAGCATAAAAATGCCCTGCCCCACATCATGGGGCAGGGTATTAGTTTAACCATTTACGAAAACGATTGAAATTGCCCCCTCCTGCCCTTCCAACCCCATGCCCTGACGTTTATATCAAGGAAAGTTGGAAAGGCTGAGGAGGGGCATTCTGTGCGAATGAAGGGCATTGTCAAATTTGGTTGCTTTCCTTACCACTATTAACAAACCTTACTTATCGCTTTATATACTTAATTCTACGTTCTTTGCGGTATGTAAAGGCAGGACTTTTAACGCCGTATAGTTTCATATTACGCCGATGTTCTTTTTCATCTTTTTCATCAGCAGTTAAATAAGCCCCGCTATTGATAGTAAAAACAATAGATTTAATCTTTTTCCCCTCTTTTTCCCCTACTTCCCATTTTACTTCTATATCACTATAATTATTTATTTCTTCTATTGCGGGTTCTATAACTCTAATACGCAAATCCTTAAAGGCTTCATATTTTCCCGCATGTCCCGTTCTTTCCCTAATTTCATCTAATGTAACTTCAACCTTACGCATACCCGCTATACTTCTTAAAAACAGATACATTCTTATTCCTTGTATCGTTTCCATAGAACAAATTACGCTAAGTGTGGTAATTGTGAAATTGCCTATTTCTTTTGTTAAGTTAAACAGGTAGGGCATTAAGTCGCTATCAAAGGTATAATAAACGGTATCGTTGTCTTTCTCCATCTTAACCTTTGAAAACCAACCCGTATTAAATGCCCTGCCCTGTTCATCAAACAAATCAAGGTGCTTTGCTCTCAGTTCCCGCATTGCCTTATAAACAATGCCGCCCCTGCCCTTATAGGCGTTTGTGCCTTTATAGGGCATACGGCAAACTTGGCATAGTTCAGTAACGCTAATGCTATACTCTTTTTCGTGGGTATCATCCCGCTTTATCTTACTGATAGCATACAGCAGCGTTTTAAGCGGGATAATGGATAACTCATAGTAAGAGTTCTGTATAAGTCGGTTACTCATTACTATTGTGTTTTCGCGTTCATTGATTAAATCTAACCCGTTCAACATTGCCGTTTATCCTTTCTGTGCGAAAAGCCGCCACAAGGGCGGCTAATTATTTTATTAGTTCGTGTGCTGTTGTTAATCCCTTGTTATGCCATTCTGCCGCCATATCTCTATCATCTTTCTTTAATGCTATATACATCATTATCGCGGCTATATTAAAATCACATACCTTGTTTTGACAACCAGGTGTGCTGCTTTTAGGTAAATCGTTTTCTGCTTCTACGCCGTTATATTTAACAGTTATTTTATAATAACTGTTTCTTTCCTTAACCTTGATAATCTCCATACCCTGTGGCATCCGCTCTTTGAAAATATCAAGCATTGTCATTGCTTTACCCTTTCTGCCTATTGGCTTTACACGCTTGCTTCTTCTAATGCGTCTATGGCTTCCTGTATGCTATCCATAGCGGTTTCAAGGTTATCGGCTGCGGCTTCCATTGCTTCACCGCGTTCGCTATACTGTATGCCCTCAGGCAGATTATCAAAGCATTCCTGTTCTTCATCGTGAAGGGCTTCCACTTCTTCCCTAAGTTCCTCTAACTTTGCCATAATGGCGGCTATCTGCTTACGGCGGGTATTATTCATTGCTTCTACTTCCTTTCTTTTTCTTAAAGTAGGTGCTACGCCTATGCTTCAATGATATATATTTGTGAAGATACAGTAGGTATTATTACCTATGACTATTCTACCAAATATTAGGGTATTTGTCAAGGGAATAAGGAATTATTTTTCCCTTTGTCCTAATTATGAAAAGGAAGTAGAGTTTTCCTTTTCCCTTTTCCTCTTTTGTAAAGTAAATAAAATATACTATTCTCCTACTACTACTTAGATACACAGTAAGCATAGGGATACGAACGTAGTGAGTATCCCTTATTTTATGTATATTTTAGAGGGGGGCGAACCCCTTGATTTTACAGGGTTTCAGCAACCTAAAAAGGACAGATTTTACTTGTAAAAGGACAAATTTTACTTCTAAAATCGCCAATTGGGAGAAATTTTACTTGGAATAAGGACAAATTTTACTTGTAAAGGGACAAATTTTACTTGTGTGTTACCAAAAGATATCCACAGGATGTTACTATGTTGTTAAGAGTGTGAAGGTGTGGGGGAATTAGGAGAAATTTTACTTGTGGGATTGGAGGGCATCCACCAACAGAAAAAGGGGGCATCCCCTGCCCCTTACCCCTATTCACCAAACAATATTTTGCCGTGTTCCTCTAAAACATTATTAACGCCTTTCATTTCCTCTTGCTTAGGAGAGAAAACATTCTTCCAACCTTGAATTAGTGATGTTTCTATCATCGCTTTTTGTATGGCTACGTTGTATTCGCTTAACCTTTCACAGCGTTTTATAAGCATCTTCAAGCCCTGCTTTGTAAGTGGGGCTTCTGTTGTATTTCTCCACTCAGCATACTCTCTATATAATTCCGCTAAATCCGTATCATCAATAGATAAAAGAATTTCAAACAATTCACTTTCGCTAATGGTATTTTCGTTAGTGCTTAATTCTTTAATATTTTTATTTTCTTTATTTTTTAATTGATTAGTATTTAATTGTCGCGGGTTTTCCGCATCCTGATTAGCCGATATGGGCTTAGCCGCATTCTGTTTAGCCGTAGTGGGGTTTTCCGGTTGCGGTTCTTCATATATGTTATACTCTATTCCGCTAAATTGTCCCTTTGCGTTGAATTGTTGGCTGCGGCTGAGATAACCAAACTTTTCTAACTCTTGTAGGGCAGACATTACACTATCTTTCCCATCCTTAGATAACTTAACAAGCCCCGAAACGCTATAATTCCAATCATCGGGCAGGGATAGCATCAACGATAATAACCCCTTTGCTTTTAGGCTCATTCCTTTCTCTTTGAAATGATAATTAGACATTACTGTAAAATTGCTTGTCTTATGTATGCGGATAACCGACATAATATAATCACTCTCCTATGCTTTAAGACTATCATAGGCTTGCGGATTTAGCAATTACGGTTTTCCCTCTATTGGTTAGATTATCCGGCACTAACAAAAAAAGGCGGGACGTTTCACACGTCCCGCTGTAATCGTTCGTTTTTAAGTCAATAAGGGAATTGTATTACCCGCTTCCCTTTCGGCGGCTCTCATAGCGTTCTGTGTAACGCTTATTGTAGCCGTTCTTTTATTTCTTTTACGTCTGCCTGTATGGTATCTAATCTTTCAGCATATAGGGTAATGGTTGCTATGGCTTGCCCGTTTATCTCTTGTGCCTTATCAATATAAGTATATAACTTTTCTTCTCTTTCAGCACAACGGGCTTGAACTTTCTCCATATATACCTTATTTTGCTCTGTGCTATTGGTATAGATTTTATAAATAAACCAACCCATAACCCCCGCACAAACAATAGGAAAGCCTACTTGTGTAATGGCTGCTAATACTGCTTCCATCGTCTAACCCCCTTAATTACTTGTCATAAATGTTATAGAGCCGCCTAAGGTTAATAATCCCGGTGTCAATCCTTCCGGGTAATATACGGCACTTGTTATACTTTGATTTGCGTCAAGTGTTAATTGGCATATTTGTCCGCGTAATGATATAACCCCATCTGTTCCTAACACATAGCCGCCAAAGGTGAATTTATAAGACATATAGACATTATCTGCTATGCCGCCGCCAAACGCACTATGAGACGGGGTAAAAGGGCATCCGCTTATTCCTATTACGCTTGTAGCATAACCATTTTTTATATTGGCTTTTATCTGCCAACCAATAGTGACAACATTACCCACCTTTTGATACCATCCCTGCCGCGTGGTGTATGATGATACCGCTGCTGACGTTGTAAGGGTTGGCGTCCATGTGCCATAGGTTGCGTTACTGCTGCCGCCGCTACCAATAGGCGAACCATTAACATTTATATTAGTGCCGTTTAGGTTTATTGTAGTTGCCTTAATATTTAAGGTATCGTCAGGGGTTTCCTGTATATAGGTGTATGTCTTATCACCAAAGTATATTGTATTACCATAGTTTCCGCTGCCTTTTAACCATAAATCCCCTGTTACCTTTAAGTCTCCTGTATATGTTCCATCTACAATAGCACATTCGCCGCTACCGCCGCCCGTTTCGCCCTCTCCTGTAAAACCCGCATTAAAGGTTACAGGCACTTCAAATACAAAGTCTTTATCACTCCAATGATAAACGGGTAGGCTTATGCTTGTTACCTCAGCAGATAAAACGGTATTTAACTTATCAACTATGCGGCATTGGAATACATAAACCGTCCTATAATCAAGCCCTGTAAGCGTTATAGACGCTGAGTAAGTGTTATTTGTTATGGTTGGGGACATATTAACCCAACTACCATAACTGCCGCCCTGCTCCTTGTAGCGGTATTGTAGCGTTAGTGTGTTTGCGGCTGCGGCTGATGTATAACCAAAGGTATCATTGTAGTAATTGCCGCTTACGCTCAAAGTATATACGCCCTCAGCACTCATACGCTGCGTTGTGTCTATGTTTGCTGTTGGACGTATATAGTCAATCATAGGGGCTACAATGGTTTCATTTGCCGTATTGCCGCGACTATCAGACGCAATAAAGGAAAACACGTTACTCTCTACATTTGGCACAGTTTTAGTAGTGTTGCTTGTTAATGTGCCGTTGTATTCAATAACATTGGTTCTTATGGTTGCTTCTTTATAGGCTGTTGCCGTCATAGCCGCGTATGCTGTGCTATGATACCTTATTAGCGTTGATACGCTGCCTGTTAGTGCTTTTGTGGTTTCATTCGTATCTATTACCGCTGCTGCTATGGTTGGCATAGCATTTATTACGGTAAAGGTTACTTCCATCCACGAAAAGAAATAATCCTCTCCAACGATACTACGCAAGTAAAACCTAACTTTGCGGCTGTTGCTGCCTACTGTGGCGGCTCTAAGTGTTTTTCGTTCCGCTGCGGTTAGATTGAATGTATAACTACTGCCGTTTATATCTACTTCCCTATACGGTATATCAGGCGTTTCCCCTGTTAGGCTGATAGCCGCCGCAAGGGATGTAATAGTATTTCCTACGGTATTTTCATACGCTATGGTTGGGTTGTCTTCATCGGTAAAGTTAGGGGCGGCTAAGATATTAGCCTTTCCTACTGGTTCTAAGGTAAAATTACCGCTGCCCGTTACATTGACGCTACTGGAATATATAGCACCTCTAACAGTTACACTAAAAGTTTTAGTGCCGTCTGCGTTATGCTGTATGGTAGTGTAACCATCCGCGATTTCCTCATAAAGCCCGTATTTAGTTCTTACATCGCTCCAATAGACATTAGTGCCATCTATCTGTATTTGGAATGGTTCGCACGTTACTTGACTTGTGTTTGTCCCGTTCATCATCAACCACCAATATATTGTGGTTGTTTGTGCTGCTACATCTATACTTTCTCTTCTCCAATAGAAACTTAGGTATCTATTACCATATGTGCCCGTCCATTTACTTGTATCTACTTGCCCTTGTGTAGCCATTTAATTAACCTCCTATCCAGAAACAGCCCGTCCGTCCTGCTCCATAGGCTTCAAAACGGCTATCACCTATCATTAGGTATTGTCTTATATTAACGTTAATACAATTAACACCGACATTATCAGCGGTTAATACTTCTACATCATCACGAAATACCTTTAACCCATCTTCATCTAATAGGCTTTCCATTTCGCTTCCCGTCTTACTAATCCTTAATCCGTCTGCGTCAAATGCGAACCCTGTTTCTGTATATACTTTATTTACGCCGTTTGCTAATTCCTCTTGTATAGATAGTTTAACGCCCTCAGCAGTCATAGCCGCATTTACTTTCTGCGAAAGGGTTTCAATTTCTCCATTTACG